TGCCTTGAATAAGTGCATTATAACCCTGCCTCATAATCCTAGATTTTATCTCTTTAAACTCATCAACCGAATTGTAGATGGCGGGCTTTTCATACCACCGCCTTCTTCCAAAAGCTGTAACAGAATAACCCCGCTCAAAAGTTTTCTCACTAAAAAATTTTCTAAATTTCACTAAATTTACATAAGACGTATTTATCAAATAAACAATTTCTCGCGCATACTCTAAATTAAATCCCATAACTTTATGTAATTTCATTGGAGAGCCGCCATATAAAATTAAAAAATTAATTTTTTTACCATTTACTCTCTGCTCTTTAGTTACCTGTTCTAAAGGTACTTTATAAGCAATTGAAGCCGTAGCCGTATGAATATCATGCCCCGCTTTATAAGCATTTATAATCTTTTTGTCTCCCGATAATGCTCCAGCTAATCTGTACTCCTGCTGATTATAATCAGCAGTTAAAATTAAAAAACCAGGTCGGGCAACAAACATCTTTCTAAACTCCTCAGTAGCGGGAATATTTTGGCAATTAGGATTACTTGAGCTAAATCTACCAGTAGCTGCACCTACCTGATTAAATTCAGGGTGAAGACACCCTGTTAAAGGATGAATCTTACTAATAATATTGGTACCATAAGTTGTTAACAACTTCTGTATTTCTCGATATTTTAAAAGCATTTTAACAACATTATAAGATAGATAATCTTGTAATGTTTGTTCGTTTGTATTCGGTGTATTTACTCCCAACAAATGCAGAATCGACAATACCTGTTTAGGAGAATCTAAATTAATATTATCTAGTAACCAATCTTTTATATAATCAATATCATAAACAGTCTCTAGAAATTGTTTAGCTTTTTTAGTCTTTACGGGTATGCTTAACTCCCCACAAATTTCTAAAAGACTTTTACCTTTCAAATGGTCAATCAAATGATTAAATAAATAAGATTTCAAATTCCTCTCCTCTTCATTTCTTTTTGATTCAAGTAAAGATAATGTTTGAGTCCAAGCATCAGTATCAATTTTTATACCCAAATATTCCATCATCGTAACTACAGGAACGAGTTTCATTTCCAAATCTAAGACATGTTCTAAATTAAGTTCCTTAGAAAGCTCTACCTGCTTTAAGTATATCCTATCAAGGTATTTTAGGTCATTTATCAAATAATCTATCTGCTCCTCAGAAAATTCATCGTTCTCTTTACCGATAAAAGTACCTCTTAGCTCCTTTTCTAATTGTACACCAAAATATTTATTTGTCAAGTCATTTAAAGATGAAAAAGAGCTACCCAAACCCGCGGTTAATACGCCCTCAGCAATAAAAATATCAAAAATATTTTTTAACAAAACACCATATTTAGCGTAAATAAACCTCAAATCAAACTTAATATGATGCCCGATAAATAATTTATCTTGTAAACTTGTGAAAAATTTCACAATCGGGGCGGTTTGACGAGGATTTATAATTATAAGAATGCCCTCATCTTTTTGTAGAACTATTGTTCCGCTTTCGGAAAATTCGGTTTGAAAGTCCCGAAAGGAGTTAAAATCTTTTTGTAGAACAATTGTTCTATTTTCGGAAGCCTCGGTTAAGGAGGCTAGATTCGATTTTAAATTTTTTTGTTCTGAGCGGAAAGGGTGGGTGGGTGGGGAAACAATACTCGCTTGAAAATCGATTTTATCTTTTAAGTACGCTTTATCAGAATCAACAAAGTTGATACTATTCGGTACAAAAAGACCAATTAACAAAACGGAATCGGTAAGGAAATCTAATCCGCTCGTTTCTAGGTCAATGCAAAGAACTCTGCAATTTTGCAGAAAATTTTGCAATTTTTCTAAAACTTCGGTTTGTTTATCTACACGCATTAAACCTCCTTTTCGGAAAAATTATTGGGCAGTTAGTTCATCTATAATTTTTTATTTTTATCATAATCATCCCAAGTTTAATTGCGTTTATCGTTAATAAGCGTCTAGTTTATTCTAAATTCCGTTTACCGCTTACGGTCATTGTAATTTATTTTTTATTTATTATCCAAGTCTTGGCCTCGCAATTTTACACATTTTTTAGCAGAAAAGTCAAGACTTGTCAAGAGTTTTTTCGTTAGAGTTTCATTAATTTTCTATAAGAAGAGTATTAAAATCTTTGCTTTTAGCTCACATCTAAGCATACCACACTAACTATAACTTGTCAATACTTGACAATTGGTTGATTATGCGCTAAAATGCAATAAAAGAGTTATAATTATAACAAAGGAGGTTTTATGGCTTATAAATGTGTTTATTGCAATGCTGAGTATAACGCTTCGATTGATGCGGTTAAGTGTGCGCAAAGTCATAATCTGGTAGTAGTCTATCTTACCAGGGAGGATTTGATAGCACTTATCCGATTTTTATATTCGAAGGATGATTCTCTACTGACGGAGAGTTTAATTGACAGCCTGATGAAGTACAAAAGTTATAAGATGAGTTTAGGAGATTTGCTCGAATGAAAGATTATATATCTAAAAACAGGATTAGAAATCTTAAGCAGTATAGGAATTTATCTGACGAGGAGTTTGATAAAATTTATTCTGAAATGGTTACAGGGGTATCGCTTACTCAAGAATTTGAGAAGCGAATCCAGGATAAAATAGATGAATTTTCTCGTGATTATGATTTGTCTGATTTGAAAATTAATGACTTATTAGCTTTAAGGGCTTTAGCTCAGGCATTTATTAGTCTTGAAGACTTTGAAAGATACTCTTATAAATTACAAGAGGGTGAGGGAGGATTTGATGAGGTTGATATTGTCAGGCTGGAAAAGTTAAATAATATTAAGTCTAATTTGCGTAATGATATTAACAAGTTACAGGACAGCCTTGGCATTACTCGGCGAAATCGAAAAGCTAGCGAGCAAGAATCTGTCATTGACTTTGTTGAGAGCCTGAAACAGAAAGCCAAGAGGTTTTATGAGTCTAAAATGAAGATTATTCTCTGCCCGAAATGCGGAACTTGGATTGCATCGGTCTGGATGCTCTATCCAGAAAGCAAAAAGGCTAAGTTGAGATTCCATTGCAAAAGAAAGTTTCCAGACGGTACTTATTGTGATACCATCTTTGATTTGACTGGTGATGAGCTGGCTAGAAGAGATAATAAAATTCCAGAATCAATCTCTTGACAAACTTGAAAGAGTGTGCTATAATACTGGCAGAATTGTTGAAAATTCTTCAACAAATAGCACACTTTATGAAAGGAGTAAAAATGAATGCCTTTGTATATGAGGAAAAAGTTTATAAACAAGTACCTGTCGCTGCGATTGTGAAAACACCTTTTGAAGCTTTTTATCTACTTGACCCAGAAGTAAGAACTCTTAGTGGTCAGGCTCTTTATAGAATTTGGGGCGTACCCGTTTACTCTTTTTATACTAATGATGAGGTAAGGAAAAAAATAAACTCTTTAAAAGAGAGCGGGTCTTTAACAAGTGTATCTAGATTAGGAGTCTTTTCCTATCCTAGAACTATTTTAATTTCTGGAAATTTTATTGTTGAGTATTTAGACAATTGTTCAATTTTTGTAGAGGTGTTAGAGGGTTGATTTTATCGCCCCAGTAGTTCAATGGACGAACAGCGGTCTTCTAAACCGCTAGTCATGCAGGTTCGAGTCCTGCCTGGGGCATTAAAAATTTTAGAAGAAAGTGAGGATTAAACATTGTTTCCTACAGACCATTTATCCTATTCGAGTATATCGACTTTTTTAGATTGCGCCCAGAGATGGAAGCGAATTTATATTGATAAAGAACCTAAACCTCAAACTATCGATACCTTATTTGGCTCTTTATTTCATCAAACTGTTGCACAGTTTTTGTCCAATAAACGTCAAAAATTGGAGGATGTTTGGGAGTCCACTTGTCAAAAATCTAAATTATCTTTACCAGGTGATTACGTTCAAAAAGGTAGTTTATTATTTTCATCACCCCATATAGAGAGTGAATTATCTAAACTACAACCGTACTATATAGACGCTGAACCAGTTCTAGAAAAAGAATTTCAATTTAGTTCAGCGTCAATTCCTATCCCAGTAAAGGGATTTGTTGACTGTGTTTTAGCGGATGGTACGGTTGTAGATTTTAAGACTTTCGGCAGTAAATTTCATTGGGAAAGTTATTGGTTACAGCCTGCTATTTATTTGAGAGGAGTACGAACTACATTTGGCATAGGTAATAAATTTAAATTTATTTCATTTTCAAAAAATAGTGGGTTTCGAATTGAAACTTATGTAGTTAATTTATCAAAAGAGGATGTAGAGGACAAATTGGATGCTCTTTTAGAGTTTGTTTGGTATAGGATGAATTTATTTATAAAAAATAATAATTTTCCACTGAACACAAGCAGTCCGTTTTGTAATGAAAAGCTATGTCCATTTTGGGCTAATTGTGTTGGAAAATTAGATTTAATTTTTGCATAGAGAAAGGAGACTATAAAATGAATAATTCAGAAAAAGACTATGTTGTAGCTACTGTTAGTTTAGGACTAGTTTACAAGGAACTTGTTAAAGACGCAGATGAGGCTGTTTTTTCAATTTCTCTTGACGAGTTAGAAGACTTGGCAAGTAAATTTTTTGTAGAGATTACTTCGGATAGTTTAGATGAAAATATAATTGTTGTAAATATTAGAAGAATTAAGCAGGAGGAGTATGTTTCCTAATCAATATAGAGATGGCTATTGTATTATTTACTATGACGAAGATGATGAACAGCACGCAGAATTGGACACTGAGCAGATTATTTTGGATGAAATAAATAGAAAGAAAGAAGAAAAGGAAAGTGCTGAGGATAGCTAATTATTTCAATATTTTTGATACACCTCCACATTTTGAAATTGTTGTACCTGTAAACTGTGTCGGTATTGCGGGTGCTGGATTGGCTAAAGACGTTATGTCTCGTCATAAGATTCTTTTCACTGCATATAAAGAGATTTGCAATCGCGGTTCGTTTTCACCAGGTGATGTGGTAAGGGTCTGTTTCTATGGTGATATTCGACCCGCTTGGATTTTATTTGCTACAAAAGACCACTGGCGAGATAAATCAAAACTTGAATGGATAGAGAAAGGATTTGATGTGCTAAGCCATATAGAGGAATCTAGATATATCGCATTGCCTGCTGTAGGATGTGGTTTAGGAGGTTTGAATTGGGAAGATGTAAAGAACCTGGCTATCAAATATTTAGGATATTTACCCAGTAAGGAGATTATTTTGATTAAACCCAAGGAGCACTAGGATAATGGTTAAAAGATATATTGCCCCATTTCCTTGGTTTGGTAATAAGAGCAGTGTAGCCGACACTGTTTGGCAATTTTTTGGTGATGTAGATTGCTATATAGAACCATTTTTTGGTGCCGGCGCGGTTTTGTTTTTAAGACCTTCGACTCCTAAAATTGAGATTATTAATGATAAAGATTATTTTGTTGCTAATTTTTGGCGGGCTGTTAAAAATGCTCCAGATGAGGTCGCAAAGCATGTAGATAATCCTGTCAATGAGGCAGATTTAACAGCTAGACATATTTGGCTAGTTAAATATGCTAAACCTGAATTAGCATCTAGAGTTCCCGCTGACCTAAATTTTTATGACCCCAAGGTAGCAGGCTGGTGGGTATGGGGGGTATCTATTTGGCTAGGAGGTGGGGGCGATTGGTGTAAGGGAGATGCCCCCTGGACTGAAATTGATGGAAAATTGGTTAACTGGAAAAAGGTTTTAGGTAAGGACGCTAGGTTGGAGGGTGTTCGTAGAAAAAGACCTCACCTGACATCACCTAGTATTGGAATCGTTAGAGGTAAGGATTTTGATGTTTTAGCTTATCTTACTCAGCTATCAAATAGACTACGCCATGTAAAGGTTTGTTGCGGAGATTGGAGTAGGGTTATCACCAGAGGAGTTTTATCTAAATTTAGAACTGTAGGTATATTTTTTGACCCTCCGTATTCAAAAGAAGTTCGTTCAGAAAATATTTACACAGTTGATGATGATAATTTAGCTGTAGAAGTTAGAAACTGGTGCATTGAAAATTCTAATAACCCTCGCTTTAGAATTGCACTTTGTGGTTATGAGGGCGAGCATAATATGTTAGAAGAGTTGGGATGGCATAAAATAAGTTGGGTGGGGAGGCGTGCCTATGGTACTAGTAAGCGAGAGAATAAGAACGCTAAAAACAGGTTTAAAGAGCGAATTTGGTTTAGTCCTCATTGTTTAACGGTTGATGAAGGAGTAAATAAAAACTAGAAAGGAGTTTTTTATGGACGAGGATAAAAAATTCCAACTTCTAAGAAAAAAGGGATATAGTTTTACAATGAATAAAGAAGGTAATGTTTATTCTGTAAGTTGTAAATCTCCAGTAGGAGATGAATATATTTATTCTATAACTGCAAGTTCCGGTCGAGGAATGACATTTCATACATTGATAAAGCGACTTTTTTCTACAATGCCAACTGAAATTTTTACAGAAGATGTTTAAGCATTTGAACGAAATAGATAGTTTATTGAGGAGGTAGGTATGAAAAGAGCTTTAGTTTTGGGCGCTGGAGGGTTTATTGGAGGACACTTGGTGAACAGATTGAAGAAAGAAGGATTTTGGGTTAGAGGCGTTGATAGAAAACAAAATGAGTGGCAACCTGTATATACCGACCATTTTATCTTGGGAGATTTACGGGATATAGATATTGTTAAAAAGTCTTTTGAGGGTTCATTTGATTTTGTGTTTCAACTGGCTGCTGATATGGGAGGAGCTGGTTTTGTCTTTACTGGGGAGCATGATGCTGACTTAGTAACAAATTCGGCGATGATTAATTTGAATGTGGCGCGGGTGGCTGCCCAGTCTGACATTGGAGTTTTATTTTTCAGTTCCTCAGCTTGTGTTTATCCATCCTATAATCAGCTTGACCCTGATAATATCAAAATCAGTGAGGACACAGCCTTTCCAGCAAATCCTGATAGCGTTTATGGTTGGGAAAAATTGTTTAGTGAAATAGTGTATGATTCTTATAGAAGAAATTATAATTTAGACATAAGAATTGCCAGATTCCACAATGTTTATGGGGAGAAAGGGACGTGGAAAGGAGGTCGGGAAAAGTCAATCGCGGCATTATGTAGAAAAATTGCCCAAGTTGAAAATGGAGGAGAAATTGAAGTCTGGGGAGATGGGACGCAAACCAGGTCATATCTTCACGTAGAAGATTGTCTAGACGCCGTACTGGCTCTAGTAAATTCTCCTTATAAAGAGACGGTAAATATTGGCTCTGAGGAGATGGTTTCGATTAATCAGTTGATTTTTATGATTAGTACCATAGCCAAAAAAGATATTCGAGTAAAGTATATACTAAATGGTGCACCTGTCGGTGTTAAAGCTAGAACTTCTGATAACAGATTAATCAAAAAACTTTTAGGCTGGTCTCCTAAGATTCCTTTGGGAGAGGGATTGAAACGAACGTATTTTTGGATTGAAGAGCAGGTTAGAAAGGAGTTAGCATGATTACTACTGAAAATCTTCTTGACGTTATTCTTGAGACAAAGTTGAAAAATTTTTCAGTTAAAACTGCTATAGTAACTACAACTATTTATAAGCCTTCCAGAGCAACCTTACGATTTTGTGAAATTGCCGAGCAACATAACTGTTTATTTATTATAGTTGGTGATTTGAAAACGCCTCATGAAGATTATTATGAACTTGAAAAAAATTTCAGAAATACAGTTTATCTTTCGCCTGAATTTCAGCAAGACATTGATGTTGAACTTTCTGAGCTAATCGGGTGGAATTGCATCCAAAGAAGAAATTTAGGTGTTTTATACGCTTATCAAGAGGGCGCTGAATGGATAGCCCTAGTTGATGATGATAATATTCCTTACGATGATTGGTATGACTTCATGTTTTTACGAAAATTTACTGGAAGTAACTTTAATGTTTTAAGACCTAAACCTGAAAAACCCGTTCTCGTGAATATTCTTGATTACTATGCAAAAAAGTATAATTATCTTTTATCGGATATAGTATACGACTCAATGTGGGTTAGGGGATTTCCTTTTGAGTTGTACTTTGATGGGTTACTAGAGGAATTTGATATTAAATATGACTTACATGCTGATTTTAGCCCCGGTATTGTTATAGGATTGTGGAATGGAGTACCAGATTTTGATGCTGTATTAAGAGCGTGTACGCAAAATAGTCAGTATCTTTTTGAACCAAAATTTGATACTTATTTATTACTTGATAAAAATCATATAACACCTTTTAATTCTCAAAATACTGTTATTCATCGAAATATAGTCCCGTATTATTTTATAGTTCCACATGTAGGAAGGATGGATGATATTTGGGCAAGTTATTACGTAATTGCTAAAGCAAAGCCACAAATAGTGCTGACTAAAGCAACAGTTTTTCAAGCAAGGAATCCACAGAGCATTGTAGTTAATTTTGAGAATGAATTACGAGGTTATGCACATAATAAAAAGATAATAGAATCAATTTGTCAGGGAGAAGATGCAGATTCTCTATTTACTTACATGCCTAATAGGGCGAGGAGGGCATATCAGTACTGGATGAGTTTATTTTAAGCTATAGGGAGTTTATTAGGTAACTATGTTGAGCAGCGTGTTAATTGCTAGAAATGATAATTACGGAGGAAATCTAAACGAAAGGGCTGTTTATTGTTTGAACAGCTTTGTTAAATTATGCGATGAAGTAATCTATGTTGATTGGAATTCTCCAAATAACATTTCGTTGTTTACTGAAATTAAGGATTATGTTGAAAAAACTGGGCGTATTCGGCATATTCAAGTAACAAATGAATTTGTTTTCAATTTAGGACTGCCTTCAGGTTCTCAGGCGGTGGTTGAGGTTTTGGCTAGGAATATTGGAATTAGGCGCGTTAGGGGGGATTTTATTATTTCGTCTAACATTGATATTATTGCGCCTTTAAAATTGACTTTTCAACCGGATGAGAATTGTTTTTATATTATAGCTAGAAGGGATATTAGTTTGGAGGAACTTCGCCAAATAAATAATCCCCAAAAGTATCTATTTTCAAATTATGATGGGTATTTTTGTCATGGGTATTCTGGGATTAATAAACAAGATGTCTGGTCTATTATTGATTGTTGTGGTGATTTTCAACTAGCCTCTAGAAAAATATGGTTTGATATTCGAGGTTTTGAGGAGCAGATGGTTTATCGGGGTTTTTCAGATTCAAATGTTCAGCGTAAGGCTGCCAATTTGGGATATAAATTAGTGCCTATTTTTGATTGCCCCGTGTTTCATATTCGGCACGAGGGGGGGTTTGGCGGTTCGGGAATGGCAAATGACGCTGGTAGATTTGTTTTGAACTTTAATCAACCAACTCTGAATAACGAAGCCTGGGGATTTTCCAATGTTAGTTTCAAGGAGGAAATATGGTAAGGATTTATGAATATCAACATCCTGATTGGGGAATTGTTTTTAAAAAGATTAGAAAAGCATTTAGAGACTATTCGCCGGTTTGGGTTGAGTGGGTAGATAGAATGGAAGATTCCGATATTCAAATTGTTCACATTGTTGGTTTGGGTGAAGTTGAGGTCGCTTTACAATCCAAAAATCTTGTTTTATTTCAGGAATGCTATAAAACAGCGGGTAATTATGCCTGGGATACTTTATGGGAAAAGTCTTTGTTGACCGTTTCTTTTTACGATTTACCCAAAGAGACTGATAAAAAATTTAACTTTTTGTACTTACCTTTTGGTTATGACTCCAATATCTATTATAATTTCAACGACTATAGTAGAGCTAATCTAGTCTTTGCTACTGGTCATGTAGCAGAGACTGAGCATTTGGATAAAATTTATCGAGCCTGCAAAAAGGCTAAATATTTGTTTATTCACACTGGGGAGGATTTTAAGTTTGAATATATGTCAGAAGTTGATTTTCGAAACTTACTTAATCAGGTTAGCTACGTGTTTGGTTTAAGAGCAATTGAGGGATTTGAGGTAGCTGCTCTTGAAGGCATTGCGTGCGGTGCTACAGGGGTCGTACCTACACTTTCTTCTTATGATTGGTATGATGAACTAGCCATTAGAATCGATATAGAATCACCCAATTTAGAGGAAAATATTTATAATATTCTAAAGAATAAGGAAAAGATAGCTGTAAATAAAGAAAAATTAGCTCAATTTTCGTGGGCTAATATTATGCGGAGGTTTTACAACGAGCTTTGGCAGTTGTTGAAAGAGTAACTCAAGAAGACCTAGTTTTATATGAGATTCTAAGAAATCCAGTTCTTTTCTTCGAGTTTATAATGAATTATGATAAATTAGAGGGGGATGAAGAATTTGAATTAACAACGTATCAAAAAGAGTTTATGCTGGATTTCAACCATAATGTCAGTATTTCCTGCGCTCGCTCTGTAGGAAAAACAGCAGCTCTTTCTGGTTTAATTTTATGGTGTTTAATCTTTAATGTATTCCCAGATGATTATATTGTCTATACCGTACCTAATAGGGTTCATCTAGAACCTGTTTGGGTAAACTATTTGGTAAAACTTTTGCGAGGTAATTCATTTTTACAACACTTTCTCGACCCTAATAAGGGGGTGAATGGTTCGACATTTACAATTACGACTAAATTAGGGTCATCTCTTATTTGCCGCATTGCAGGCACATCGGGGACGGGTGCTAATGTTGTGGGATTGCACACACCATTTGTTATTTTAGATGAATCAGCTTTTTATCCTTATAAGACATTTCTTGAATTACAGCCAGTAATTAAAACATTTACAAAAGGAAATCGACTGATTGTTTCAGGCGTACCTAATGGTATTCGCGAGAAGAATGTAAACTGGCATTGTCAAAATGAAAACAAAGACTATTCAAAACATCATGTATCAGCTTTTGACAATCCCAGGTTTACTGAGGTAGATAAGCAAAAGGCAATTGAAACTTATGGTGGGGAGGATTCTGATGATTATGTTCATAACGTTTTAGGTTTGCCTGGGAGACCTATTTTTGCTTTGTTTGACCGCGAGTTGATGGCTATTGAGGAATATCCAGTATATAAGTTAGCGTTTGATGGGTCGGCTATTTCTGATAATATTGTAGAGTATATTAACAAGTTATCTATCCTCCCCTCCATACCAGATAGAAAATATCCAGTTTTTATGGGGGTTGATTTAGGGGTTACTGAACCCACTGCGATTTTTATTTTGTACGCTGACAATTATGGCAGGATAAGATTCCACGCTAAAATTCAATTAACTAGGGTCAATTATTATTTACAAGAGCGTATTTTGGACTTTTTATTTGAAAAGTTTAGTCCCATTCTTGTAGCGATAGATGAGGGAAATGCAGGTAGGGCGGTAATTCCTAATTTAATTAATAGTCCAGAGTATTCGCATAAAAAGTATGATAACATTCTTTATCCAGTTAATTTTTCAGGTAATACAGATTTAGGCATAAATGCAGACGGTTCACCAATTAGTATGCGAACTAAACCCCTAGCTGTGAATATCTTACAGGATTATTCTAATCAGCATAAAATAATTTATTCATCTACAGATTTAGAAACAGTTGCTGAGCTTGAAAGAATGACTTATACAAAAACTCCTGCAGGAGAAGTGGTTTTTAGAACTTTAACAGAACGGGGTGGTAAACGAGGAGATGACCATTTTACATCAGCTCTCCTTTGTTTTTGTCTTGCTTATTATGTGAAAAATGAATTTAAAAGCTTTCGAAAGGGTAAAGCTATTAAATTAGGGCAGCCAAGATTAAATGTTTGGAGTATAAATTATGTCAACAATAACTAAAAAAGCTACTTCTGCAATTTTAGAAGCGCCAGTTGTGTGGAGAAATTTAGATGTCGATAGACTGGAGTCATCTAGATTAGAAGATTATCAAAAGGTTGTGCAGGAATGCCGCTTTTTTTATCGCAGCGACCCCATTGCCAGTACAGTTATTAATAAATTGGTTGAAATTGGAATAACAGATTTAGAATTAGATTTATCTTCCCTACCTCAAAATGACCGCAAAATTTATGAGGCTTATCTGGGCGAGATTAATAAATTTTTACGACTATGTGGGTTGGAATATTTAATTACGGGTTTAGTTGTCCCTGAGATAACTTTTGAGCCTGTAGATAGAGTCGCAATTAGAAGTTTTGGTATTAAGAAATATATGCGACTTTATTTTCCAGTTTCAATGTGGATTAGAAATTCAGAGCATATTAAGATTAATTCATCTTTTATCAGTAATGATAAACCATCTTATTCTTTGATGATTCCCGATGATTTAATCATGTTTATCCGCTCAAAGGGAACTTATCCTGACGGTACAATTGATAAAGAGAGGTATCAGTGGTTGGAGAAAAACTTTCCAGATTTTGTTAGGGATGTTCTTAATGGAAAAAGAGAAATTTTGTTAAACAATGACTTAATTGTAAGAGGGCGTTATTTACCAGATTCGCCTTATCCAATTCCTTATCTCTACCCAGCGCTAGATTCTTTAAAGCATAAGAGAAATATGCGCAGAATGGATTACGCTTTAGCTGCTAGAGTTATTGCAGCTATTCAGCATATTAAAGTAGGTAATGATACATACCCACTTCTTGAAGGGGAGGAGGATGAGATTTTTTCAAATATTCGGAATCAATTGCGTTATAAAAACGCTGGTGATTCTAATATTGAGAGGATTGTTCAATTATTCACAAATCATACGGTAGAAATCTCATGGGTAATACCTCAAATTGATGTTTTATTAAGCTCATCTAAATATGAAGAAGTTAATAATGATATTTTCTTTGCTCTTGGGTTTCCTAGAATTTTGACCACAGGTGAAACTTTACGAACTCAAGCGTCTAATCATGAGTTAGCTACAAAATCTCCAATAAAAACAATGGAGACAATGCAAAAAGATTTATTACCCATCGCCAAATATATCGTTAATCAAATCGGTATTTTGAATAATTTAACGACAATTCCAAAAGTGAAATTCGGAAGTATTGATTTTTATAGTTTTAGCGATTTTGTTAGAGGTCTATTTGAGCTGAGAAAGGAAGGCGGAATATCACTTGAGAGTTTAGGAAGAGTTTTTGGACTTGATTATGATGAGGAAAAAAGAAAAATGCAACAGGAAGTTGATTGATAAATAACCAATATTAATGAAACTTTTATATAATAGTAAATGAATTAGGAGGAGCAATGTCGAATAAACAAACATTTGAAACCTCTTTTGAATTTTTAACCAATGAGGCTACAGCCTCAATTGGATTAAATCCATTTTTCAAGTGGGCGAAGTTTGTTTTAACAGATGATGATGTTAACTTGAATAACCAGAAAATCCCAGAATCGGAATTTGATAATTTGATTATGACGGGAGTATATACGCCCCTTAAAATGGATTTTAATCAAATTTCAAACG